AAGCTTGGTCCAGAGTTTCCTCATGTAGGATTTGGACCGCGTCAAGGAAACAATACTCTTAGTGAAGTGGGTTGGAAAACGCCGTCTCGTATGATATATTCATTAGGATATTATCTGCCGATTGTAGTAAGAGAGTGCGAACTTGGTCGTATAGAAACCAGAGAAGATATGGACCTTACCTTGCAACTTCTAAGGAAAGGGTACCCCAATGCTGTCTGGCATACGACAGTCAATGATCAGCGGAAGTTCGATGCACCAGGAGGAGCTACCAATGAGCGTACTATCGAGCGTTCTAATGCTGATGCTCTTAAGTTGGCTGAACTTCATCCCGGTTACGTGAGCACGATACAGAAGGATTACAAGGCTTCTGTACCAAGAGTCGAAGTAATCTGCCAATGGCAGAAGGCTTTAGAGGACGGACGTCGTGCTAGAGCAGCTACAGAAACGGCTACGGGAACTAACTAAAGTCGCAGCGTCTTACGAACCAGTTCTAAGTCTACCATCAGACAGACTTCCGATTGCCATGGCTGGACACAGCCATGCTCGGCTAAGTCATGCTGTCTATAAATACGATGGTACATCCGGCTATCTCTCAAAGCAAGCTACATTCATGCAGCACTTAGGTGAGAAAATATGTCCAAAAATAATCGCTGTGAATGATTCTGGTTATTGTATGGAGTATCTATCACCTGCGCCCTATTTTCCTATCACAGCTTGTATACTAGAAGACATATTAGATCAGCATGTATGGGGACGTAGGCCACCTCCTTACATACCGTGGAAAGATAAGCTTGCAGAATCCATCAATATTAGCCGGGAGCAGTTAGAGGCGTATACCAGAAATGCGGATTATTGTTTGATCCATGGAGATGCTACTATCGACAATTTACTCATAGCACAAGATTGTTCATATAGAGTGACTGATCCTATTCCACCACTATACCTCACCCGGCCAAGTATCAAAGCTGTTGATCAAGGTCGGATTCTACAATCGATCCTTGGTTGGGAAGTAGTCCTTCGTGGTGTACCTCAAATAGAATATACTTGGCCGAAATTTATGCAGGAATTAGACTCTGCTCTATGTGCAATGTTCTGGTGTATGGTCGTGCTACGGCGTATAGCTGTGAAAGATAACTCCAATGCTGGAAAATGGGCACAAAGAATATCGGAGGAGCTGCGATGCATGTTATAATTCTGGCTGCGGGACAGAGCCGGAGGTTTCAAGAGGCAGGATATTATACGCCGAAACCGTTTGTCAATATTCTATGGCGTGGTCAGACTATGACCATGTTGGAGCATGTGTTGAATACTGTGCCTTGGTCGTTCACAGATATCACGGTAGCAATTCCGCCAGGATGGAAATCTACGGCAGAAAAGATCGATCCTAAGACGCGTAAGGTGAGATTTATCGAAATAGAGGACTCCATAGGCCCGGCTGATACAGCCCGTAGAGTTGTTCATGAGATAAAGGCAACCGACGGTTGTTTGTTCATGGATGCAGATGTTTTGAACCACACCAATGATCTATATCGGCTGTCGTATTCTGGCACCGCTGCCGTACTCGTCAACCGCAGCGATAACTCCAACTCTTCCTATGTCGATAACCTTGGAGCATTCAAAAATATTAAAGAAAAGCAACGGATATCTGAGTATGCAGTACAGGGAGCATACTTCGTTCCAGTAAACATGATGCCAGAGTTTACACTATGGCTGAAGAAAGCAGTCCATGCAAAGGAAGAACCTTATCTGAGCCATGCTTTCGATATGATAATGTTCGAAAAGCTGGCTCTCATGGTCACCTATAATCCGATCGAATGGGGAACGCCACACGACATTCGCAAAAGCGATGCGACGATAATAACAAAGATGGAGGACTAGATGCATGTCATCATGGCCAATAATGTGAGAGACGCGCTGCCCAGATCTGTCAAGTATTTACAGAATTGGGGACGAGAGGAATCCACCCGCCTAGGAGACGCACTCGTTGCTCCTGTTCCTGTAACCATCAAATATCATACACCAAAACAGCATGTTCTGATCAATCCTTATCGTGATGCGAATCCATTTTTCCACTTGATGGAATCCATGTGGATATTAGCCGGGAGGGATGATGGGGCGTTTCTTGATCACTACGTTAAGAATTTCAGTAAAGATTTTGGAACCGACGGGCGCATTATGGATGCATATGGATTTAGGTGGCGTCATGCCTTGCCATTCGATCAGTTAGAAGAAGTAATTTCTCAACTGAGAAACAACTTTGCCTCCCGGCAAGCAGTCCTTTATATGTGGGGAGCAGGAAGAGCAGACCTTATATCTGATCATGCTAAACCTTGTAATCTAGCAGTAACATTCCGTGTCAATACTGGTGTATTAGATATGACAGTGTTTAATAGATCCAATGATTTGATCTGGGGTTGCTTGGGAGCTAATGCAGTTCATTTTCCTATCTTGCAGGAGTATGTTGCTAGTAAGATTGGTCTTCTTATGGGAGCCTATTATCAGATTTCTACTAATCTACATTTTTATATAGAACATTACAAGATGTTACAATCGCGTGTAAAGGATATAGATGGTAAGCTCTTACATGCATATCTTTGGAATCACGAAAGCTATGAACAGACACAACCACTAATGGAATTACCAGATTCGTTTGATGAAGATTTAGAAGAAACCATGGTTAACTTGGAAGCTATCCACTCAGGTAAGGAAGTATATGAAGGAAACATTGCTAATTCGTTTCTTCGGGAGACTGTTCTACCTATGGCTCTTGCTCATACACTATACAAAAAGAAGAACTCGGAAGATGCGATGGAGGTAATCGCCACGGTTAAAGCAGCGGACTGGAAGCGTGCAGGGACTGAATGGTTAGAAAGGCATATCAAATGAACCGTGACAAACTCTATAAAACACGATACTTAGCCGGATGTGTGAAACGCTATCACACGTGGCCGATGATAAAAGAACAGACAGTGGGTCATCACTGTTGGCGAGTTGCTACCATCTTTGTAGAAATATTTGGGATGCCTCGTGCTGAGGTGCTCTACTATTGCCTACACCACGATAGTGGTGAATTATGGGCAGGAGATATTCCTTATGGGACTAAGAGGTTTGTTCCTGGTTTGAAGTCATGTATGGATCATGCCGAGGAAATTGGTCGCACCAAATTGGCGATCCATCTGCCTGAAATTACCAAAGAAGAAGCAGTTCGTATTAAAATATGTGACTTACTGGAGATGCATGAAACCGGCAAGTATGAAGTGAACCTCGGTAACAAATATGCAGAACCTATAGTGCAAGATACCATGAACGCGGCAATGGCTTATGCGAAAGAAGCCTGTATGTCTCAACACGTGGAAGAGTGGTTGCTCCAACAAGGGAGTTTATAATGAAAGCGAACCAGCGACAGGTAGGTGGTGCTCATTACAAGACTCGATACGAGCATTGGGATCTTATTATTGAATGTTGTGGTGGATATTTGGAAGGCTGCGCCACGAAACACGTTTCGCGGTGGCGTAAGAAGCTTGGTAAAGAAGATCTCGAAAAGGCAGGACATTATTTACAGAAATTGATAGAAGCTGTGCAAGAGCATGGTATTGAATGGTTCAAACCTCGTATTATGAATAGAATGTTTATTACTGATGAAGTAGACAAGTTTGTGATTGAAAATGGACTCACTAATTTAGAAGGACGATTTATTCTAACATTACTCACATACAAAGAGATAGAGGATCTTCGAATGGCTGGTATTATGCTGGAGGAAATAATCGAAGAAGCCGATGCTGAAAAATTCATTCCAGGCACCCCAGAGGATGGTGGGCATCATGCGAAGGGCGGTATGGCACCAGGGTAGCCGCCTGTCTGTTAGTGGCACTACACCCTCAGGAGAATGGCAGGGATTGACTCAAAAAGGGTACAGCTAGGGTATGGCCACCAAGCGCGCACCGTCATTTGATCAAGGCAATTTATTCATACCTGAAAGCACCTGGGAGCCACCGAAAGAGCTCCCAGATCTGTCACAAGAAACAGAGGTGGCTATTGATACAGAAACCTTCGATAGAAGTCTTTCTGAAAACATGGGACCCGGATTCTTTAAGTTCGGTAACAATTTTAATGTGGGATTCGTGGCAGGGATCAGTGTTGCATGGCGCGGAT